CGTGGCGGGCTCCACAACGCCTCCGGTGCCTGCTCCATGCCCAGCGCCTTCTCAAAGGGCGTCGGCCCGCTGATTGGTTGTTTGCCGGCTGCCTCCAGATCAGCCAGCACCTCAGCCCGTGCCTTGGCCTCCTCCTGCGGATCAATCAGCCCTAGCTCTTCCCATTCGGGATCCCAAGGGGTGACGGTGCAGCGGCAATTCGGGTGCGCTGGCGCCACCACATCCCCGAGGCGATACACCTTGCCGTGGCGTGGGGCGCAATAGCCGCAAGTGCGGCTGCTGCCCACCGCCTGCCATTGCACCTGCTCAATGCCTTCAGCCTCGTAGCGCAGCTTGCTGCCTTCCACCATCGCCGCCGCCATCTCGGTGCGGGCGACGGTTTGAGCGCGGCTCTTGCTCAGCTCCACGCTGTTCTGCAGTGTCTTGCGCAGCTGCCGCCAGCTATCGCCAGAGGCGAGGTGAAACTCCACGCCGCCGATGATGCGGCCGCGTAGGTCCACCTCCACCAATCGGTTCAAGGTGGCGAAGGCCTGTGTGCCCTTGCCACCTGCGGCATAGCTGGCCAGGGCGTTCTGCCGTTGGGCTGCTGCGATCAAGGCGCTGGGGTTCTGCTGCACCATCCCTGGCGAGAGGATGGTCGTGGGATCGGTGACGGCATCCGCGAAGACGGCAGCAGCCTGATCCGGTGTGAGCTTGCTGGCTTCTTGCTTGACCTTGTTGAGTTCTGCCAGCGCCCAGAAGTCAGCCGCCTTCTGCCCATCCAGCAGGGCCTGATTCACCGTCTGCCGCAGTTGCGGCGGCAGCGTCATGGTCTGCAGCTCCTGCTCCAGCTGCTGCCTGAGGATCAGCAAGCGCTGCAGGGGGAAATCACCAGCGCCTTCTAAGGCCCGCTTGTAGGCGACTTCGATGCGCGGCTCCAAGGCGCGATAGGCGCCGGTAAGACCGTCGATGATGTCCTGCTCAAACGGGCCGAGCAGGGCATCGCTGAGCTTCTCCCAGCTGTCGGCGGCCTGCATCAGCTACCGGGCTGGAGGGCCTGCGGGGGCAGCATGACGTTCTGCTCTAGGAGCAGGCGATCCCGCTTCAGCTGCGCCTGCAGTTGCTGTTGATCGCTGCCATCCAAGCCGAGCACCTCGGCTTCTACATCGAAGTCAATGGGCAGGACTCCGCCGCGCTGGAGCAGTTCAAGGGTGGTTTCTTTGCTGATGTAGCCGCCATCAGCGAGGCTCTGGATCTGCGCCACCTGCTGCGGCTCCAAGCGCGATTCCAGCGCTTGTGCAGCGATCTGCAGCGATCCGGTGGGCTCCTCGCCGGTGTAAGCGACCCAAAGCATCTGCAGCTGCTCAAACAGGCTGGCCTTCTGCATTCCGGCGAGCGTGAGGCCGCTTTGCACCTGACCGGCCTGCAGCCGGGCCTGGGTGGCGGTGACGGCCTCCTGGCCGCTCATGAACGCCAGCGTCTCGTTGTTGATTAGCTGCTCGATGTGGCGCAGGTGTTCCTGCTGCTGCTGGAGGCTGCTGCCGGACGGTTCCGCGAAGCGGAAATCTCCATCCACCGGCACATCCACCACGCTGTTCGGACCGATCACCAGCGGTGGTGGCGTTTGGCCATCCATCAACAGCGCACCACGGCGCACCGGCACCGGCAGGGCACAGCGGTGCAGCAGCTCGTTGAGATCGGAGCGGCTGCGGTAGTGCTGCAGGGTGAGCAGTGCCAGCTCGCGGAAGGGCGGCAGGCCATGACCCCAGCGCTGCGGCTGCGGGCTGTACCAGACCAGCGGCACCTCGGTGAGGCTGGTAAAGCCTTCCTCCACCAACTGCAGCTTGGTGGTGGCACCGAGCTGTTTGTTCAGCGCATAGACCTGGAAGGCACCAGGGGTGAGCACGCGGAAGAACGGCTCAACGGTGAAGCCAAAGCTGCCGGCTTCCACTTCACGCCATTCGAGCAGCGTGGCCTGCACCAGCTGCTCTTGACCGGCGATGTATTCAGTCTTCCAGTTGAGGATGTTGCGGCGCTCCAGCAACACCAGATAGGGCTGACGGCCAAAGGCCAAGCGGTCAGCCTCAGATTCCACCGCCACCTGCTGCGGCATTTCAACCATGACGGCGCAACCGCCATCGCGCATGGCCAGGCTGTCGGCCATGGCCATGAAAGCCGTCAGGTTGTTGCCCAGTTGGTCAATGTCGTCGAGCTGCTGCTCCAGCGAGGCGGGCAGGTCGCTGAGGGTGAACTGGGAGAGGATCCCGCTCATGGCCTCAATGGCCTTGCGGAAGCTGGGCACGTAGGTGGCCCGCGCCAGACGGTTGCGATAGGCGCGGTCGGGCTCCTTGGTTTCCTGCGGCAGGTAGGTGGCTTCACTACCGCGCAGGCCCAGCCAGCAGTCACCTAAGAGCTGCAGATCGGGCTCAATGTCCCGCAGGACCGGATGCTTCCAGGTCGGCAGGTTGGGCGCATCGAAGAGATCGCCGTCAATGGCAGGCCTGCCGTCCATCCATGTGGTTTTCTTCCGTGCCTGAAATTGCCGGTGATTAAGAAAGGGCTAGGCGCACTTGATAGCGCGAGATCTGGAGGTGAGAGGCGATGCGTTGCTGCGACCAGCCTTGGCGGCGGAGACGGTGAATGCGTTGGCTGCGGGATTCAGTGGCCCAGAGGATCACGCCGAGGGCGATCACGATGGGGAACACCAGCGCCCACAGCAGGGCGGTGATGGTCATGGTTGAAAGGCTTGGGATTCGCGGTGGTGAGCTGCTGCTCAGCGCTGCCGCATTCCATTCCTAGCATCTGTGGCTCGTTAGCGCAAGTCCCTGCGCTAGAGCCAGCCAGCGTCCATCTGATCGTCGGCGGAATGCAGCTCAAAGCCGCCGAGTTCATGCCCCATGCCAGCGGTGGCCCGCAGGTCCAGCTTGAGTTCTTCCGCGCTGATACCGAGCTTCTCGCACACCTGCGCCATGGTCTCGCCGCGCTCCAACAAGCGTCTGGCGTGCATCCCGCGCTGGCGCACCGCACCGGGTGCCTTGAGCCAGAAGTTATGGTCGCGGATGTAGTGGCGCCACTCACCCAGGATGAAGGGCAAGGCGATGGTGGAGAACTTGAAGCCGGTGGCGGCGTCGTATTTGCGCACGGCCTTCAGCAACCCGATCAGACCGAGGCTGTAGAGATCCTCAATCTCAATGCATTTGTACTTGTGGTGCTGCTGCTTGATGATCAGCTTGAGCAGGGGGATGTGCTGCTGCACCATGCGCTCCTCTTTGCGGCGCTGACGCGGGCAGGTTTCGCGGTAGAGGAGGGTTTTGGGGCGGGTGCTCTTGGGCTTGCGCGGCGGCAGCTTGCCGGTCGGCAGGGGTGCCGGCTGCCAAGGGCCATCAGAGAGGAGCTGAAGGCTCAGCTGGCCATCGCAAGGTCTGTGGCGCTGGGGTTTGGTCATCACCATGCGGCGGCCTGCCCGTAGGAGACAGCGGCGGCGGTGCTGATCGCTGGGCGTGAGCGCAGCCAAGAGAGGCCTTGGCTTAGCGCGTCCACTTGGTCGTCGTGGGCGGCGTTGGGGAAGGCGGCAGCCTCTTCAATGAGCGCCGAGGCCCAGCTGCTGCGCTCCGGCAGGAAGACGTTGCCGGCCTCGATCATCGGGGAGATCGCTGAGGCGCGGGAGAACTTCCCGCCTTGCGGGTTGACCGCGATCAGCCCGGCCACCTTGCTCTTGAGCATGGCGATGACGGCGGGGCCGTTCGCCTTGTCTTCCACCACCGTGGCGACAGGCTTGTAGCGGTTGAAGGTGTTGACGATGGCGGGGATCGTCTCGGTGATGTCGAGGCGGTCGCGGATGCAATCGAGGATGTAGAAGCTGGCGCCTTTCTGACCGATGACTAAGCCCACCACGTAGTCGGTGTTGGGGCCGTCTTTGAAGGTGAGATCCCAAGAGGTGATAATCCGATCCAGCTGGGGCAGCTCGCGGTAGGTCTGCCACCAGGAGCGCTTGAACAGGCCACCGGCTGGTGGGGAGGGCCGCTGCTGGAAGAGGGCATTGAAGCCGTATTCACCAAGCACACGGCGGCGATCTTGCAGGGCGGTGAGGTCGTAGCGCTCGGGGCAGAGCGCAGCGCCAGGGGCACGGCCGAGGGGGTCGTTGTCTTCCGCGATGGCGGGGAGGTTCACCACCGTCCACGAGTCCGCGTCGTCGGAATTGAGAATGCGGCCGGCCAGGTCGTCTTCATGCCAGCGCGTCATGGTGAGCACGACGGCACCACCGGGTTCAAGGCGTGTGTAGAGATCGTCTCGATACCAATTCCAAACCCGTTCGCGGTAGGCCTCCGATTCAGCCTCCTCGCGTGATTTCACCGGGTCGTCAATGATGATCAGGTTGGCGCCAAGGCCAGTGATGCCGGCACCAACGCCCACGGCTCTGAGGCCACCGCCTTCGATGGTGTCCCACTGCTCCACGGCTTTGCGATCAGAGGCGAGGGAGAGCAGGTCTTGGGCGATGCGGCGTGCTTTGCGGGAGAAGGTGTTGGCGAGGGTCTGCGAGTAGGCAGCGATGACGACGCGCTGGGAGGGGTCTTGCTGCAGGCGAAAGACGGGGTAGCGGATGGTGCCCATCTCGCTCTTGCCATGGCGCGGGGGCACCGTGATCACCAGGCGCTTGAGGCTGCCGGCGGTGATCTGATCAAGCTTTTCGCGGATGAAATCGAGGTGCTTCCAATCCCAAGTAAAGCTGGGTGAAATCTTGTCCAGCCAATCAGCAAAGCTGACAGGCGCTGGCTTTTGTGCTGCAGGAGCAGCAGCAAGCCTGATCTGAGCGCGAGCTGCACTAAGTGGATCAGACAAGACTGGTGCCATTACAACTTCACTCCCAAACCCAGGCGCTGGAGCTGGAGCTTCACGGTGGAAGGGCTGAGGGGGGTGCCGGTCTTCGTGGTGATGCGGGCCGAGTGGAGGGCGTTGGCCATCTCCCTGAGGCTGGCCCCCTGGGCCACCAGGGCAGCCAGGATCGGCCGCAGGCGCTCGGCACCGGCCTGAGCCTTCTGGCGGGCCGCATCGTTGCGGGTGGCGGTGTTGGGGCGCAGCCCCCCGAGCTTCACGCCCCGAGCCTTGGCGGCGGCGAGGGCCTCACGGGTGCGCTCGCTGATCCGACCGGCCTCCCATTCAGCGATGGACGCCATCATCCCGAGCACCATCCGGCCGTTGGCGGTGCTGGTGTCGGCCTCGGGCAGATCAGCGAACAGGATCCCCAGCGCCCCATTGGCGCGGGTTTCGCGATCCAGGCGCAGCACCAGCTCGGCATCGCGGGCGAGGCGATCAACCTTCCCCACCACCAGCAGGGCACGGCAGCGGCGCGCTTCGGCCAGGGCAGCAGCCAGCTGGGGGCGGTCGGCCTTGGTGCCGCTTTCGATCTCCACGAACTCGGCCACCAACTCAGCGCCACGGGCGGCGGCGGCCTGAGCCACGCGAGCGCGCTGGGCCTCGATCCCCAGGCCGGAATCGCCCTGTTCTCGGGTGGAG